CTTATAGTGATGGGGTTAGAAAAGTTTTAAGGACACTTAATAATGAAACGAATGGTAAAATAAAATTTAAAAATAAAAATCCAGAGGGTATATCTTATTATGAAGATAAAGATTCAGTAGGAATAGAAATAGATATTACAGATTTTGATTTACCAGATAATCCACAGTTTAGATTTAACAGAGGTGGATTAGCTGCAACTCAAACAGAACAAATGATGGGTATGCCTACCGCAGGTGATCCTGCTATTATAGATCCAACAACAGGACAACCTTATAGTCCTGCAGCATCTATGCGACAGCAAGAAGAAATAACTCGTCAAGCAGAAGTTAAAGAAGAATTTAATACATTAAAACTTCCAGAAAATATTCAAGAAGAAGTTGAAGAACAGATTAGACCTATGGCAAGACCTGAAGGTTTACCTAATGTTTATGAAAGTAAAACTGCTGTAGATAAAGTATTAGATTTAGGTTTTTTACTTAAACAAAAACAAAAAGATTCTAGAGGACTTAGTAAAGTTGTATCTGGGTTAGATGAAAATAATCCTGTACACCAAAAAACTATTAAAGGTTTTTTTGATAATGCAGTGGGTGGAGATACTGGTTTTGACCCAACTAAAGAAGCATGGTGTGCTGCTTTTGTAAATCATGTACTTACTGAACTTGGTGCAGATCTTATAGATTCTAAAGATCCTTATGATAAAATTAGGGCAAATAAATATAAAGAGTATGGTGAGCCTGTAGAACTTGAAAATATTCAAGAAGGTGACATTGTAGTATTTGATTTTGATAAGGATGGTACTGCAGATCATGTAACTTTTTATGCAGGTAGTAGAGTCACTGATCAGGGTCAGGGTCAATATATAAATGTAATAGGTGGTAATCAAGGTGGTAAAGTTTCTATCAGAGAAAACCATCCTTATTACACACTAGACAACGTAGCAGCAATTAGAAGAGTTACTTATGATGGTGATGCGTATGAAATAGCTCAAAGTCATAAAGACTCTGATCCTATATTTAAAACTTTTTTGCCAGAAGAACATGAAGATTATGCTTTAAATTTACAAGGTAGCTATAACAAAGGTGGAATGACTATGGATGGACAAATGGAAATGGCATTTATGCAGCAAGGTGGATTAAAAGATGATGGGATGAAACAAGACCCAGTATCAGGTAATCCTATTCCTAATGGCTCTATGGCTAAAGAGGTGCGAGATGATATTCCTGCTCAACTATCCGAGGGTGAATATGTTGTACCTGCTGATGTCGTAAGATACCTTGGTGTAAAACATTTTGAAGATTTACGTAATAAGGCAAAAGAAGGCTTGCAAAGTATGGAGGCTAATGGTAGAATCGGTGGTGAGCCTGTTCCTGTTGGTGGACCTAAAGCTGCTCCTATGATGCAACAACAGATGCAACCCCCTATGCCTCAAGCTCCTACACCATACAGCCCAGCACCTACACCTCCTCAACCCCAACAGATGGCTATGGGTGGTGATCTTTCTCCAGAAGAAATACAAGAGATTAATTCTATTATGATGGCACAGGGTGGTATGGTTCCGACAGATCCATATCAACAACAACAAACACAGTATCAACAACCTATGGCAGCAGGTGCAGCTAATGGAACAGATATGTCTCCTTACAACAGTAATTTTAGTTTTTACAATCCACCCGGAATGTCATCTAAAGAAGCTATAAGTACTCCTAATGTTTACAGTCCAAACTTTAGTTGGGAAACTCCTGCAGGTGGTACTGCTATTAGTACTACAGAATCTGAAGTTCCAGTAGAAAGTGAAGAGACTTGTAAAGCTAGAGGTTTAGTTTATAATCCCGATACTAAAATGTGTGAAGTACCTTTACCAACTGTTTCACCTACAAGAGATGATGATGGTATTGCTCCAGAAGATGAGGGTGAGGATAGCACAACTTGGATGGATAATTATGATTACACTGACTTTAATAATCTAGCACAACAAACTTCTGCAGCTTTAGATGGACCTTCAACTATGTTAGGTAGTGCAGCTGAGTTTATTTTTGGTGGAGGAGTTTTAGGTAAGTTTGCAAAAGCATCTAACGCAGCTCAAGTAGCGGCTAATATAGCAGTACTTAAAGCTCAAGGACAAGATGTATCTGAACTAACAACTAAGTTTAATAACTACATTAACACTAATAATCTAGGTGGACTTAAAAACTTTATTACTGGCAAACAACTTGCAAAGCAAATTAATGCTACTCAAATTGATGTACCGTTAGGTTTAGATGATACAGATGTATTTGGCAATAAAATTTTTAAAGATAAAGATGAGTTTAATAAACAAATGGAAAAAGTTGCACCAAAAGGTATGACTTATCAACCCGGAAAAGATGATAATGATACAGGAGCTTATGTAAGACCCGGCTCTGCTGCACCTAGCGCTTCTCCAAGACCACCTTCAAAACCTTCTGGTATAAAACCTGTAAGCAATGACAATAAAGATCCCGGCCCATCGGGTGCAGAGGTAGCTGCTGCAGCTGCAAAAAAACCAAGTCCAAGTCCAAGCTATGCAAAGCCCTCTCAAGATCCTTATGCAGAAAAAAGACCTTCAAGTTCACCTAAAAAATACACAGGTGGTGGCGGTGGTAAAGCTACAGGTGGACTAGTATCAAGACCAAAAAAGAAATAATAAGGCTACTCAGCTACGGCTGACCCCAACATAAGGAGAAATAACATGCCTGAACTAGCAGAAATGGAAACACCAAAAACTGCAGGATTCGTTGATCGTGGATACAATCACGCTAAACGTAAACAACGAATGGAAGAAGAAGCTAAGGAGATAGAAAAACTTGAAGCTGAAGCAAGGGGAGAAACCCCAGTAGATGAAAACGAAGAAGTTGAAGAAACTACTCAAGAAGCAGAGGCCGATACAGAAGTTAAAGAAGAAACGTTATCTGCAGAAGAAAAATCTTTTAAAAAACGCTATGGTGATCTAAGACGCCATATGCAACAAAAAGAAAAAGAGTGGGATGAAAAACTAGAAAGTTTACAATCTGCTAAAGGAAGTCTTACACCACCTAAGTCTGATGAAGATATTGAAGAATGGGCTAAACAATATCCTGATGTAGCTGGTATAGTAGAAACTATTGCTACTAAAAAAGCACAGGAAATGTTTGATAAAGCTGATACTCGACTTAAACAACTTGATGAAGCTCATGCAGAAGCTCATCGAATTAAATCTGAAAATGAAATCCGTAAATCACATTCAGATTTTGATGAGTTACGTGAGTCAGATGATTTTCATGATTGGGCTGACGCACAACCTAAATGGGTTAAAGATGCCCTGTATGAAAATGCAGATGATCCAGCTTCAGTAGTACGTGTTATTGATCTTTATAAATCAGATAAAGGTCTTACTAAAGAAGCTAAAAAAGCAAATAAAAAAGCAGCAGCATCAACTGTTACTAAACGTAGTAAAACACAAGTAGATGTAGCTGATGCTAATGAAATGATTCGTGAGTCAGATGTTGCTAGAATGTCTGATAAAGAGTTTGAAGAACGTGCAGACGAAATTAACAAAGCAATGCGCAATGGTAAATTCGTCTATGACGTATCTGGTAATGCCAGATAAACTATTGACAAATAAAAAATCAATAGTATAACTAGGGAGTATGAAACAAAAGCCTCTTATGACTACCTTTTGTTTCAACTTAATTTCCAATAAAGTCTAAACTATAAAGAACTACCTGTTCAAGTATAGGCCCGTATATCTAACGGTTGGCCGACTGTTAGCTTTACGCACCCTAGAAAACGATCAGCCTCTTATTGGTATTAGCTTTTAAGTAAGCCAACTATCAGGAGGATTTATCATGGCTTTTACAACTGCAGGGGGATACGGTAACTTACCTAACGGTAACTTTAGTTCCGTAATCTACTCCAAAAAAGTACAGCTTGCTTTTCGTAAAGCAACTGTATGTGGTGATATCACGAACTCTGATTATTTTGGGGAGATTGCTGCCCAAGGTGATACAGTTAAAATTATCAAAGAGCCTGAGATTTCTGTGAGCAGCTATGCTCGTGGTACTAATATCTCAGCACAAGATCTTGACGATGAAGATTTTTCATTGGTTGTAGACAAAGCTAATTACTTTGCCTTTAAAATTGATGATATCGAAGAAGCTCACTCACATGTGAACTTTATGGATCTTGCAACTAACCGTGCAGCTTATCGTTTGGCTGATCAGCATGACCAAGAAGTTCTTGGCTACCTTGCTGGTTACAAGCAGTCAGCTTTGCACACAGATGCCGATACTGTCAATGATCAAGTAAACGGTACTAAAGCAGTAGCCACTGCTGGTTCAGATGAATTGCTTTCAAGCATGAAACTGAAAAAAGGTGACTTTGGCAACATTACAACGACTTCAGCTGGTGATCACTCAATTCCAGTAGCTGCTCGTTTGCCCGGTGCCACTGCCCTTCCAACTGCTACAGCTTCACCAGCAATGGTTGTTGCTCGTATGGCTCGCCTCTTGGATCAACAGCAAGTTGATACTCAAGGACGCTGGCTGGTAGTTGATCCAGTATTTATGGAAGTACTTCGTGACGAGGATTCACGCCTCTTTAACGCAGACTTCGGTGAATCAGGTGGACTACGCAATGGTCTGGTCTTGAATAACTTCCACGGTTTCCGTGTATATACTTCAAGCAACCTGCCTTCAGTTGGTACTGGTTCAGGTACTACAGGTACTGCAAACCAAAACACTAACTACGGTGTTATCGTAGCTGGTCATGATTCTGCTGTCGCAACTGCGGAGCAAATCAATAAGACTGAAACTTATCGTGACCCTGACAGCTTCGCTGACATTGTTCGTGGTATGCATCTATACGGTCGCAAGATTCTTCGTCCAGAAGCTCTTGTCAACGCCAAATATAACTTGGCATAAGGGAGGACTAAACAATGGCTTTACAATCTCCAGTTCGTATTGAGACTGCCGTGATTGCTCACGGTGATCTTACCACTAGCTCAACTCACGATATCGGTACAGTTCCAAACAATTGTGTGGTTCTTGCTGCTGGCGCTGAGTGTACTGCTGCAGCCACTATTGGTGGTGCTAACGCAGTAAGTTTTGGTGTAACAGGCGGTGACGTTGATATGCTTGGTACTGCTGATATTAATGGTGCTAAAACATTAGGTGCCACTACTACTACAGTAAACGGCATTACAAATGTCACAACTGCTGATACGACCATTACTGCATTGCTTGCAGGTTCAAATGCTCCTTCAGCAGGATCATTTCAGTTCTTTGTAGTATATGCCCCAATGGGTGCTACAGGTGCTGCTGCAGAAGTAGATCGTGATCTGCTTGCATAAATAACTTTAGGGGCTGCTTTCGAGTGGCCCCTTTAGGCTATCTAATGATACTCAAAGCTAAAAATAAAATTAATGGTTGGGCCACTAAAGTATTTAATTTAAATGAAGTGTATTCAGAAATAGATGAAGCTGCACTATTAGATAGAAAATTTTTAGCTGCCATTAAAAAATCTATAGATGATAATGGGATGCTTTGGCCCCCGATAGTGTGGAGTCAAGATACATTTTTAACTTACTATGAAGAACAACCACAAAGACAAGACCCTAATAAAGCAGTAAAAACAGATTTAAAATATCGTTGTGCTATAGGGAATAATAGATTTAACTATGCTAAAGAAAATAATTACACTGCTATAGAATGTGTATATGTTTCTAAATGGCAAGACAAAGACACAGTATTGAGTATAACACAAATGGAATACTGTGTAGACTTTTAAGAGGAACCAAATCATGGCTATTACAACTGCAATGTGCAACAGTTTTAAACAAGAGTTACTTGGTGGTATCCATGACTTAGATACCGATAGTATTAAACTTGCACTAATTAAAGCATCTCCTTCGGGAACATATAATGCTTCTACAACTAACTATTCAGATGTTACAGGTAATTCTGACGAAGCATCAGGAA